GCGGGCACTGGCCCGGGAGGCTGCTGCTGGCGGCCTGTCGGTGAAGGTGGCGGATCTGGACACCCAGCAGGGCACGTCGGTGGACTGGCACCGCCAGCGCCTGCACGCCGGGCACGAGCCGGTGGTGTCGGTCGAGGCCTTCGCGACGGCTGCCCAGGCCCTAGCCGTGGCCGGCTCCTACGACCTGCTGATCATCGACGGCCCGGCTCGCACCAGTTCGGCGACGTTGGAGATCGCCAAGGCTTCGAACCTGGTGGTGCAGCCCACGGGCGCCTCGGTCGACGACCTGCGGCCGGCGGTGCGGGAATTCCACGCGCTGGTGAAAGCCGGCATCCCCGCAACCAAACTGGCGTTCACGCTCAACCGGATCGGCACCGAGGCGGAGGAGGGGGAAGCCCGCTCCTACCTGCAGGAGGCCGGCTACCGCGTGCTCGATGGCGTGCTGGTGGAGCGCCCAGCCTACCGCCAGGCCCAGAACCTTGGGCACTCGGTCACCGAGACGCGCTACCCCAAGCTGAACGCCAGGGCCGACGCCCTGATCCAGTCCCTGATCGACCAGGTGGTGGCCAATGGCTGACCTGTCCAAGCTGAAGAAGCGCGGCACCCTGGGCGCGCCGCCGGACGCCTCGGAAGCCAGCCCCAACCTGTCCGCTCCGGAGACGGCCCCGCCGACCCAGGAGCCGATTGCCGAGCCGAAGCGCCGCGATGCACGCCACGCCAGGCGCACCAACCGGACGATCCCCTTCGCCACCCGGGTGAGCCAGGAGTTCGACACCCGTTTCCGCGATGCCGCGGAGCGCGACGGGCTCATGCTGGCCGAGCTGCTGGAGCGGGCCCTGGACGCCTACGAGCGGGAACAGTCTGCAAGCTGACTGCAAGCTTGCAGCAAGGTAGCGGCATGCTCCCCTGCCCAGCGGGGGAGCGTCGTCGTGACACCATCATCGGGGAATGGCGAAAACACCCCGTATCAAGCTCCCAAAACCGCACCCAACCCAGCAGAAAATCATCGAGAACGCCCGGCGCTTCAACGTGGTGGCGATGGGCGAGCAGGGCGGAAAGACCACGCTCGGCATTGACGTGCTGCTGGCGTCGAAACGCGGCGCGCTGACGTCGAGCGTCCCCGTAGGCTGGGCCTCCCCGAACCCTGAGAAGCTGATGGCCACGATCGACATGATCGTGCGCGCCGTGGCGCCGGTGATCAAACGCCGGAGCGGCAACCGCCGGATCGAGCTGACCACCGGCGGGGTCATCTACTTCTACGCCCTGGACGAAAGCCCCGAGATCTACGAGCAGCTGGGCCTGCTGGTCATCGACGACGCCTGCCGCGTCAAAGGCCTGCAGGGAATGTTCGATGGCGGCCAGCCGCAGTGCCTGACAGCGCACAGCGGAGACGCCTGGGTCCTGTCGGGCGCCTTCGGCAAGAACAACGACTTCTACCGCCTGTGGAGCCACGGCAAGGGCCAGGCCGACTGGGCCTGCTGGCAGTTCGACTCGTTCCGCAACCCGCACCTGCCGCCCGAGGTCGAGGACGAAGCCGACCAGCTGACCGACACGGAATTCCGGCAGCGCTACGGTGCCGAGTTCTTGGACGTGGCGTTCGAGCTATCTGCCGGCCAGCGCGTGATCGGCCCGGATGAGACCTTCCGGCAGTGGTGTGAGCGCCTTGGCGATGAAGGCCTGCTGGTCGACGGCAAGCCGTTCAAGCTCGACGACCGCCCGGCCATGGCCTGGATCTACGACCAGATCCCCAGCAACGCCGACGAGGCCTACCGCCTGGTGCTGGTGCTGATGAAGTGCGCCCAGGTGGGCTTCACCGTCATGGAGATGCTGGCGACGATCTACCTGGGCCTGAAGTTCGGCCCGGCCACCGTCGGCATGTTCCTGCCCGACACCAACCTGGCGGACATCAAGTCGGCCAAGCGCTTCATGCCGGTCGTGCGCACCATCCCCGAGGTGCACAAGCTGATGACCATGGAGGCCGCAGACGGCACCGGCAAGAAGCAGGGCGAGGGCAACGTCCGCGTGCGCCAGATCGGCGAGGCCATGTTCGTGTTCAGCTGGACCACGGGCCGTGCGACCACCGAGTCGATTCCGATGGATATCCTCTCCTACGACGAAGTGCAGGAGATGACCCTGGAGCAGATGGAGAAGACCCAGGAGCGTCTGTCTGCATCGTCCATCCGCTTCACACTGATGGGCTCGACGGCTAACTGGCCAGACGCTGACATCCACCACTGGTACAAGCGCGGCAGCCAGCACCGCTTCCACACCGAGTGCCCGACCTGCGGGAGCAAGAAGCCGCTCGACGACTACTTCCCCGACTGCATCCGGTTCGACAGCGACAGCGGCTTCTACCGCTACGTCTGCCCGAACGGTCATCCGCTGGAAGACACCCAGTTCGGCGAGTGGCTGCCGGACAACCCGGACGCTGACCAGCCTGTAGATCTCACGGTCGAGAAGAAGAACCGGTCGCTGCGGATCCGCTCAATCCATTTCCCTCAGTTCCTGTCGCCAACGATCAGTGCCGAGGAGATCATCTTCGCGTACAACAACGCGACGGACATGAAGAACTTCTTCAACCGTAAGCTCGGCAAGCCGTACCTCGACCCGTCCCAGGTGCCGGTGACCCTGGAGCACATGGCGAATTGTGTGAAGGCAGGGCTTGCGGCCGGCATCCAGTGGAAGTCGCGTGCGCGCAACTGCTACATGGGCATCGACCAGATGGGTAACTTCAACGTTCATGTGATCAAGGAGCGCTTGCCGAACGGCCTGCAGGCCTACGTGCACATCGAGGAGACCTACAGCGAAGACCCGTTCGCGCGATCGAGCGAGCTGATGGACTTGTACGGCGTCGACGTGTGCGTGGTCGAGATCAACCCGAACTACAACGATGCCAAGAAGTTCGCTCAGCGCCACCCGGGGCGCGTGTTCATCTGCAACAGCTTCGGCAGTGTCGCAGACGGCATGATCCAATGGGGCGATACGCCGAAGCAGAACGCCTCGGAGCGGCGCACGGACGAGGAAGCCCAGGACCGCTACACGCTGCGCATGGACCAGTTCAAGTGCATGCAGGTGAGCATGAGCCGGTTCACCAGCGATCCGCCAACGTGCCTAGTTCCAGACCCGCAGGGCCTGGTGCAGGAGGTTATCGACAAGGGCCAGCGGCAGGTGGTGCCGGTCGCGCCGCGGATGTTCCACCACTTCACCAAGACCGCGCTGGTGGCCGAGATCGTCAAGGATGCGAAGGGGCGGGAGCACACGAACCAGTACAAGCGCGTCGTCAAGAAGATCGGCATCGACCCCCACTTCAGCTACGCCAACATGCTGTGCGACGTGGCCTGGTCGCGGGCCCACGGCACCACGACGTTCATCATGCCGGACAGCAAGACCGTCCCGAGTGCTCCGACCCCAGGCCGCATTCAGGTCCCCGGCCTGGCCGGAGCCGCGATCGAGCAGATTAACCAGCTGAGCGGGGATGTGTGCGGCCGGTGCGTGAACCGGAACCCCGACACCGGCATGTGCCTGGAGCTGGAAGCCAGGACGCAGGCCGCCGACCCCGGGTGCTGGGCGTTCATCGCTATCCAGTCGTGAACCCACACTGGTCGCCTCACAACATCGAGGTGACCGTTATGCGCTGGTACTACTACCCCTGGGCCCTGGCCCAGGCCTTCTATCTGATTGCCCTGCGGGTCGTGCTGATCCTGGCTGGCTTCATCGTCGTTCCGATCGCCATGCCGTTCCGGACCATCGACGCCGACACAGCCAAGCGCTTTACCGAGCACGATGGCGTCTGGATGCTTGTCACGCTGCCGCGCTGGGCCTGGCTGTGGTCCAACGACCGTGACGGCGCCATGGGCGACGAGCGCGGCTGGTGGCACGCAAATGCGCCGTTCGGCCTGGGCGCCGGTCACTGGTTCTCACAGCTCGTCTGGCTGGCCTTCCGCAACCCTGCAAACAACGCACGCTTCACCCGGTTCATGGGCTGCCCGGTGACGGAAACGACCTATGCGTTCGTCGGCGACGAGGTGGTGAAGGATAAGCCTGGAATGGGCGGGATGCGGTTCCTGGTGGCGACCCACAAGGAGACCGGGCGACGCTACTTCGGCTTCTATGGCGTGAAGCCGTACAACGACGAGCGCGCGCTGGTGGTGCAGATCGGCTTCAAGGGTGAGCCATCCGACTGGGTAGAGGACTACACCGGCGACGAGACGCGCCAGTGGAAGGGTCTGACCTGCGAGATCAACCCCTGGAAGAACATCGCGTAACTGGGGGCGGGGCTTCGGCCCCGCTCTACATATTCATGTACTCGCCCCAGGACTTGAAGCCGGAGAGCTTCTTGAAGTTGCTGGCGTCCATCTTGGCGTAATCGAACTGGCCAGTGCGCTCGTTCTTCGAGGAGTACTCGACGCTGCCATCGCGATTGACGATCCAGCAGCCAAGGCTCATGCGCTGGGTCGAGTTCGCATCACCGACGCGCGTCGCGACGATCCTGGCGGCGAGCGTGCCGAACTTGCAGGGCGTGTAGGCGTCGGCCTGCTGGTCGCTCAGCTGCAGCTTGATCACATACCCGCTCTCGACGGTAGCCGCCTCGGCGATCGTATCCGCGGCAAAGGCCGGGGCGCTGCTCAGCAGCATGAGTGATCCCAGTATGAAGTGCTTCATGATGCCTCCAGGGTTGGCCGAGGTAGCGGGCCGGCGACCCGCTGTCGATAAGCATAGCTTCACTCGGCTGTGGTTTGCTCAGGCCGCGACCGCGTCGGAGAAGCGTGGGCCCATGTTGGCCCGCACCAGCGCCTCGGCCATCTTCGGGCTGACGCTGTTGCCGCAGCGGGCGACCTGCACCTCTTTGCTGAACGGCTTGCCGGTGGCGTCGCGGTCGATGATGTAGTCGGCCGGGAAGCCCTGGGCCCGGTACAGCTCGTGCGGCTGCAGCATGCGCATGCCGATGTCGGCGATCTGGTACGGCTCGCCGTGCACCATGACGAGCCCCATGCGGTCGTTCGCCGGGATCGTGTGCATCGGCTCCCGCAGGTCCTGCCACTGGCCGCCGGTGCTGTAGAACTTGAGCAGGAAGGCGCGGACCTCGCCGAAGTGGCCGCCGGTGGTGATGGTGTCGATCGGCGAGCGCATGTCCTGGCCGACGCAGTTGTTGCGCAGCTTCACCAGGTGCGAGGTCACCAGGGCGTTGTGGTCGCGGCCGGTCACGGTCGGCATCGGGTTGCGGATGTCGGTACCGACGACCCCGGTGTAGTGCTTGGCGAGGAAGGCCGCGACCAGGGCGAAGTGCCCGCCCTTCACCCCGGCGCAGATGGTCCGCAGGGGCTCTGCTGCCGAGAAGTTGCGCTGGTGCGTGGCGTTGGCGTGCTCGGTGATGAACGGCGCCACGATGCCGCCAGGCACGATGAACGGGTCTGGGTGGTTGACCACATAGCGCATGACGCCGGCAGCGATGCGGCGGCAGGT